TATCTAGCTTTTTCAAAAAGGAACAGTATATAGCTAGATTGGGGTGGGTTTATATAAACATTAATACTGTAGCTACTGTTTTAGAAAATGCTGGTACTGATGAAGATGGGGCTATATCTTTACTTACTCTTGTAAATGGGTTATTAGGTGAAATAGCTAGATGTTTAGGTAATTTCCCTCTTTTCATGGTTAGATATGATGAAGATACTAATACTATTAGAATCTATGACGAATCCCCTCAAAGATTTGATACAATCCCAGGTGATGGTGAATATGCTTTAATTAATACTTATGGGGTAAAACCTGATACTGAGGGTAGTTTTGTAAAAAATATTTCTCTTAATTCTGAATTAGATAATACCTATGCTACTATGATTACGGTTGGTGCTCAATTTGGTGGTACTAGTATAGGGGTAGACTCTACTGGTTTTAGTAGCTACAATAGAGGATTAGTAGATAGAGTTATTCCTACTAAAGTAGATTACTATACGGGTAAAACAGAACCTGAAACAAAACTGAAAGAGATGTTCCAACAAAATATAGAAGCTCCTTCTTATAGTTGGGGTGGGCAATATTTAATTACTATGTATGGAACAAGAAGAACTTTTAACCAAGAAGACATCTCAGCTTTAATGGGTCATACTACAACATACACCCAAATGCTAAGTGAAGCTTTAGTTAAAAATAAACAATTACAATCGGGTGCATTTCTTCCTTTTAATCTAAAGTTAGAACTAGAAGGCCTTTCAGGAATGCAATTATTCCAAAAATTTATTATTGATGATTCTGTTTTGCCTCCTTCATATGAAAGAAATTCAATAGATATAAATATTAAATCTTTAAGTCATAATATTACTACTACTGAATGGAAAACTACAATTGATACTATAGCATCCCCAAGATCTCCAATGGACCCTATTAAGGCCCCAGCCCCCTTAAGATCTTCTACTACTTCACAATCAGGAACAGGTGGAGGTGTCAAAAATGGAGAAAGTGCTGGAGGTAACCTACCAGCACCCCCACCAGCTAAACCACCTGCTGATGAAAAAGTAAGAATTAGAGTACGCCGTTTGTGTGACAATGGTACTGAAACATTAGGTGTGATGACTGTATTAGATGCTAATGGTAGTGAGTTATATGATTTAGCTGTTGTTGAATTACCTTGGAAAGGAAACCAAAATGGTGTCAGTTGTGTTCCCCCAAATGATACTTATAGGGTTAAATCCCATAAAAGTCCTAAACACGGAGCTTGTTTCTGGTTAATAGGCAATGGTAAAGGTGGATATAAATACAATGCTTTATATGGTAATGGGTATGTACGCTCAGCAGTATTAATTCACAGATCACCAATTGCCCCTGGGTGGTTACAAGGTTGTCTTGGCCCTGGTCTTAAATTTAATTTAAAGCAGAAAAATGGTAAAAACCCTAAAGGAACAGGAGATAGTTATTTAAATCCATCTAAAGCTCAATCTCAAGAAGCTGTAGACAAGTTAATTGGCACTTTATACAATGAAGGTTCTTTCTTAATGGAAATTAAGAATTTAAATGATGTTGGTGAAGGTCAATTACCTAAGGATTTTAGCGACCCTGCAGTCCAAAACTTTTTAAATGCTAAACCCTCCCGTAAACTACTTATTAGCTAATGTATATCCCAAAGAATAGAATAAAACCTGATTTACATACTCCTGGGGGTGAATTTATCCTTAAGAGTACAGGAGAAAACTATGCTGGAAGTTATCACCAACTTTATACCGGAAAATACTTCACAGGTAAAAATCCTGATGATAAACCTGTTAGAGAAATAATTAGGGGAGCCGAAGCTACAAATAATATTTGGGAAACTACAGCTAATGATCCTTCTAATGGAAGTGGATTTCAACAGTATGTAGAAAATTTTGATGGTCAATTTGCCAACCAAAATCCTAATTCTATGGAAGATCTTAAAGTTTATAATTCAATTAAAAATGTAGATTGGGGTAAAACAACTTTATTACCTCAACAATACTATCCTAACCCTACTGAAGATGACTATAATTTAGGGGCATTTACAAGATACTTTGCTCAAAAAAGAAATGAATTAATTTATTTAGAAATAAATGAAGATACTTATAAGAACTTAAATAAAAGAGATCCTAAGTGGGCTTATGATTTATATAGATCTTTTAAAATTCAATGGACTTTAGTAGGTGACCAAAAAGAAGTTTATAATACTAATAGGAATATAGTTTTAATTGAAGAAAGAAGAAGTAGAAGAATTGGTCTGGGTTTATTTCTTAAGGAAAATTATTTAAAATTTTATAAAGATTAATTTGGTCTTTTGCTTTTAATTTCGTATCTTTAGGTATAAACTAAAGTTATGTTTTGGCTAGTAGAAAGTAAGGATCAATTTGATACATTCCGCAATAGTGGCTATAAGGAAGTCTTTGTAGAGATAATCCCTTATAGTAATGCGGTGCATCCTTGTCAAAACAATGTGTGTAGTATTTATATAAGACCGTTAAATTGTACTAAAGGTTATATCTTGCCCATTTCGCATAGTGAAACTTTGTCACTCGATATAGACGAGGTAGAAGAAGTGTTGGAGAAATACGAAAAAATATATGTGAGGGACAAAAAGGAATTCTTGCATTATTTTACGCTTAAAACTCTTTTTGACACAACACTATCCCAGCCTACGTATATACAGGAATGGACACAAACACACACATTCTACTACTCAAAATATCCTCATAAAAAAGACTTAAATAGGATAATACCTATAACCAAGCATTATGAGTATTGTGAAAAATTATATAATGACTTAAAAGAAAGATTCGATGTACCAATCAACAACTTTTACAACAACTATGCCACAGTGGTATTCAACGCCATTGAAAGAAGTGGTTTACGAATTGATAGACCCTTATTTGTTTCGCACTTTCACAATGTCGATTCCGACTTCGTCTACACACAATACAACTTCAAAACCCTCACCGGACGTCCCTCAAACAAATTCGGAGGAGTAAATTATGCCGCACTCAATAAAGAAAACGGATCTAGGGAAGCTATTATTCCAAGGAATGATTTTCTTTTTGAGTTGGATATTAGTGCTTACCATCCTACTCTTTTGGCTAAGTTGGTCGATTATGATTTTGGTGATAAAGACATTCATAGTGCCTTTGCTGAAATGTATAAGGTGGATTACAAAAAAGCTAAGGAGCTGACGTTTAAACAACTATACGGAGGAGTATTTGAGCAGTATAAGGACCTGGAGTTTTTTAAAAAGGTTCAAGTATATACTGACGAATTGTGGGCTAATTTTCAAGAAAATGGTTGGATTGAGAGTCCTATTTCGGGGCATCAATTCATCGACGAGAATTTAGAAGATATGAAACCACAAAAATTATTGAATTACGTTCTCCAAAACTTGGAAACGTCTACGAACGTTCGTATATTGTGGGAAATTTTAAAACTTTTAAGAGGAAAAAATACTAAGTTAATCCTTTACACTTACGATTCTTTCCTTTTGGATGTTGACAAATCTGAAAAAGAAGTTATAAAAGATATAATGAAGGTATTTAAAGATAATAAGTTACAAATAAAATACAGTTATGGATCAAGCTACAATTTCCAATAATCTTGAATATATGTATAAGGTGGATGATTTTGCCGACACCTTAAATATTAAAGATTTGAATAATAAATTATTTTGTACGTTTACAACACTAGAGGACTTAGACGGTTTGTTGGAACGTATCACTACACAATATAGCATCTTGTACAATAAAATTTTTGTTCTCCAAGTTAAGAGCAATAATGAATATGTTTGTACTTACAATATCGAACAAGGTAATGTTAACTCTCTGCCTGAAAATACCATTATGGTACATAGGAAGAAAGACTCAAATACATTGTATACTATTAATGCCTTAAATGAATTAATTAAGCGCCTAAATGGAGGGGTAGTAGATACTAAATTCCCAATCCAATGGCAGCATTATAGAAATACAATTTTACTTACTCAACACGACGAATTAAAGCAATTAAAAACCAAAATTTACAAGATTATCGAACTTTAATTTGGTAATCTGAAAATCAGTTCTTATATTTAACAAGTTAATTTTAAAAAGTTTTAAAACATGGATTTGAACGCAATCAAACAGCGCTTGAATGAACTTCAAAATCAATCAAGCAACAACGGTGGAGGTGACCGTAAAAACCTCTTTTGGAAACCTAATGTAGGTAAACAAGTAATTCGTGTTGTGCCTTCTAAGTACAACAAATCAATGCCTTTTACTGAAATGCGCTTTTACTACGGTATTGGTAGCAAGCGAGTAATGGCTTCTCCTTTGAATTGGGGTGAAAAAGACCCAATTGCAGAATTTGCTAAGCAACTTCGTGGAACCAATGACAAAGAAAACTGGCGTTTGGCTAAGAAGCTTGATGCTAAGGTTCGTATCTTTGCTCCTATTGTGGTTCGTGGTCAAGAAGACGAAGGAGTTAAGTTGTGGCAATTCGGTAAGGAAGTTTATCAAGAATTCTTGAATATGGCTTCTGATGATGAAATTGGAGATTTTACCGACATTGTTAATGGTCGTGATATTAAGTTGACTACTGTTGGTCCTGAGTCTACAGGCACTCCTTACAACAAAACCTCAATTGGTCCTTCTATGAAAACATCAGCATTGGCTGATAATGAAGAAACTGTAAAATCATTGCTTGAAAACCAAGCTGATCCTATGAAAGTGTTTAAGTCGCTTTCTTATGATGAAATGAAATCAGCTCTTCAAGAATGGTTGACACCTGAAGATTCTGAAGAAGAAGGTGATATTATTTCTGAACCTGCTGTCGCATTTGATGGTGAGGAAAAGGAAGAAACTAAATCAAATTATTCATTGAACGTTAAGACTAAGCAAACTAAAGTTGACAAGTTCGACTCAATGTTTGAAGAAGACGACGATCTGCCATTTTAATTAAAACAATATGCCTAGAGGAAAAACAAAAAAGTCTCTATCGGAGGCGGTCTCCTCTGAAATTAAAGCGAACTTTAACTTAGATAGCTTTAAGAATAAGAAGGGACTTACATCAAAAGCCAAATTTAAAGAGCAAACTTGGATCCCTTTGTCGGATGCATTTCAAGAAATTACCTCTGTCCCTGGTATTCCTCAAGGCCATATTGTGCTGCTTCGTGGGCATTCTGATACGGGTAAAACTACTGCTTTGATTGAAGCAGCCGTATCAGCCCAGAAGCGGGGTATTCTCCCAGTATTCATTATCACTGAAATGAAATGGAATTGGGAACATGCTGTACAAATGGGTCTTGAAGTTAATGAAGTTGTAGATGAAGAAACAGGAGAAATCCTAGATTACAATGGTCAATTTATCTACACTGACCGTGAAACAATTAATTCAATTGAAGACGTAGCAGCGTTTATTTTGGATCTTATTGATGAGCAAAAGAAAGGCAACTTGCCTTATGATTTGCTTTTCTTGTGGGATTCAATTGGTTCTGTTCCTTGTGAAATGTCTCTTAAGTCAAACAAGAACAATAATGAATGGAACGCAGGTGCAATGTCAACTCAATTTGGTAATAACGTAAATCAGCGTATTACATTGTCTCGTAAGGAAAGTAGCCCATACACCAATACCCTTGTGTGTATTAATAAAGTATGGACTCTAAAACCGGAATCTCCAATGGGTCAACCTAAGTTGATGAACAAAGGAGGATACGCAATGTGGTTTGATTCAACGTTTGTTGTAACATTTGGTAATGTTATGTCTGCAGGCACATCTAAAATTAAAGCAATTAAAGATGGTAAACAGGTAGAATTTGCTAAACGTACTAACATCCAAATTGATAAAAACCATATTAATGGTGTTACTACAAGAGGTAAAATTGTAATGACTCCTCACGGTTTTATTCTTGATAATGACAAAGCATTAAAAGCTTATAAAGATGCTCATGGAGATACTTGGAAAAGCATCTTAGGGGGCGTAGATTTCAATATAATTGAGGAAGACCAAGATTATACTGATATTGAAGCCCACATTAACGAACCAGAATAAAATATGAAAAAGAAAGAATTACTTGAGCTCCTCAATAACCTTGACGAGCAAGGAGAAGAGACTGTAGAGGGACAAAGAGTTTTGATGATAGATGGTTTAAATCTATTCTTTAGGAACTTTGCAATGCTCAATATGGTGAACCCTGATGGTGTTCACGTTGGGGGGTTAGGAGGATTCTTTCGTTCACTGGGCGCTCTCATTCGTCAAATCCAACCAACCAGCGTCTATGTAGTATTCGATGGGGCAGGTTCAGCGAATAATCGCAAGAACCTGCTCCCCGAATATAAATCAGGACGTAATTTGCAAAGAATTACAAACTGGGAAGTGTTTGACACTCATGAGGATGAAGATGATGCTAAAGTAGATCAAATTGTTAGGATTATCCAATATTTGAAAACACTACCTGTTAAAACAGTTTCTATTGATAAGGTAGAAGCAGATGATATTATCGCTCATTTGTGTACTGTTATTCCTAAACAAGAAAAAGACAAAGTATTTATTGTTTCCTCAGACAAGGACTTCATTCAATTGGTAAACAAA